CAAGGCTCACAGCTTCACTTAGAACTCCGGCATATTGTCCGGCTTGCATAACGCTGATGCGGTCGAAGGGTGCTGATTAGGCACCTCCACCAATCCATTTGAGTTGGATAACTTACCACTATGAACGCAGGGTAGGTCTGAATGTTGTACCCCACGGATTGTAGCAACTTTCAGTTGCCGATTACCCCTTTAGTTTTACAGTGGCGGGAATTCCACCGGGTAGGTCAGACGAGAACGTCTGCCTCTGAAAGAATAGACTCAAGAACTGCGTCTAGTCCCTTCATTGCCTCTGCTACTTGATAGTCAGCATTTATTTGTTTTGACCACTTTATAGAATGTAGTCCGTTTCTGGCCGCTATTTAGATTTTCCATACCTGTCAAAACCGGGATGGCCCATTATCGCATGTGGGGTACTGCTAGGCAATCCCACATACTTGTCACAGGGTATACCTACGCCCATTAAACACCCTAGCGCAATTCGTAGCGTAATCCTGCCGACCGTACCCTATAGGGGAGTTGAACCCCTGTTGATGATCTGAGAAACCATCGTCCTGCCGTTGAACGAATAGGGCATATGAGGATCACTTTGGTAAGCGGAGCCTCGCAATTTCCTAGCATTGCTGCTATCACAGTAGAATCAGGATGTGAACCCTTGGCAAGCATCTGGTCCTTGCCATCACCGCATGATTAAGGAATCATACTACCTGTGGGATTACCAGTCCCAACGTGACCTAGCGGAGAATCGAACTCCGATTAAGAGATTGAAAGCCTCTGTTCCTAACCATTGAAAGACTAGGCCATTGATCCGTTATCGTCCGTTGGTGGATCATTCCCTTGGAAAGCTATGGGGCGTCTTAGGTTTCCCTTAGCAGGACTCAGGAGAAGTCGTCTAGACCATCCACATCTATTGCAGTTACGCCCACCCGCGACGCATCTAGCGACTTCTTCTTACTGTAAGTATACACTACCTTTTCGTTCCTGTCAACCTCGTATACCGTTGAAGTATCAGGCTCGAACGTGTCGTCTTGGTCCTCTGTGAGTCCCCTTGACCACTCGATACCCCAGAGCTTACCACCATACTGAACGATTGTCAACATGTGGGTTGCCCAGCGTCCTTCGCCAAGCTCTTCTTCGTCCATGTAGATGATTCCGGTATCGGTGTAGTCTCCGTAATCTAGGTCTCTAGGGGTGAAGTAGGACGATTCGTCCTTGAGCTTTTCAAGCTGATCAATCAGGTCCATCGTGATACCGTCTTTCCATTGTGGTCTGTCTCTCCGTCAAAGCGGAGTTCCTTGTAAGAGGACCAGAAGCCATTCTGCCATGGTCCACGTCGTTCTACGATTGTTACCAAGCACTCGATTGTGCGGGAAGGTGTCTTACCCCATGCCCTCTTGTCTAGCCCGCAGAGCAGGCAGAAGACGTTGAAGTGATGGTAGACCTCTCGCTGATATGCGCTACGGTCTAGGTACTGAGTGATGCGCTTATTGCATACCCAGAAATGAGGGCCGTGTTCGTTGTTGGGGCACCCTCTTGGTGCGTGAGGCTTCTTTGGCTTCTTGTGACGGATGCTGTGAATGTAACGGTCACCCATCATTGGGCGATCACCGTACTTATCTTCTTCATTCCAACGAGACATCGAGTAAACTTCTGGCACGTATCCTCCGTTAAATGGATGATATCATCCGTTTAAGGGATGATAGAAAGTGGTTTAGGCACAATGCGCCCGACGAAAGATCATGACTCTAACGCCGTCCCTGTCAGCCTAGGATCGAGGGTGGACATCCTACCTAAGTGCGGATACGGGGAATCGAACCCCGGCCCCCTGCATGGCAAGCAGGGATTCTACCTCTGAACTACATCCACATGTTGCTGCAATGGAGCATCCGTTGACGCCTCCCTATTCCGGTATGGCGCAGGTTCAAGGTTTAAGCCCTGACCTTTCGGCATTACAGCAGTGCATTCTGTATTTGTGCAGGATGGAGAGATTGCTCTTTCCTCTCGTCGTACACAGGTCACAGACCCTTAGCTATATCTTACCATATCTGAACCCTCTTGCAGACGTGTGGCCTGCATTTCCGAAGTTCCAAGTAAGAGAGTGACAGTTTGGACAAAGAAGCCTTAAGTTGTCAACGGCGTTGTTAGAAGAGTCCCCATCGATATGGTCAATTTGCACTGGCACGTCTCCGGTCCTTAGGTTCTTCCCAGACCAGCCGCATTGCCAACACATCTTTCCTCGTACCGAATAGATGTACCTTCTCACAAACTCAGAAATGTCTCTCTCTGTACCACCAGTCTCAGCACCAACTAACCATCTTGCGATGTATTTGTCGTACTGACTAACCTGCTGACACGCATGACTACAAAACTTGGCTCTGTTTCTTCCAAGCTTCTCACCACACACTAGGCATTTCATTTCGATCCTCCAAAGGGAATTGAACCCTTACCAATACCATACCAAGGTACCGTGCTGCCGTTATCACTATAGAGGAATGTTTAAAGGGAACGGAGGCGGGATTTGAACCACTTATGCGCGTATGAAAGCCTTCACCTTATGAGGGTGCTGAGATGCCAACTTCTCTACTCCGAAGTCGAGATACCCAGAATCGAACTGGTTTGGTGACATTATGAGTGTCGTCAGGAACCATTCCTGCCTACCTCGTTAAATGACAGAATCCATGCTGCCCTGTGCCCATGCCCCGCTATTTCGCTGTGGGAAGCTCTTAAAAGACTCACACCCATGCTAACCGGAAGACCGTGTACTTTGGTGATCAATAGTTTTTTCAAGTAGGATTAGAACCTACACTTTAGGGCTTTCGACCCCGCCTCTGCCGTTGGGCTACCGAAAAACTAAGCTCTCATAGCTGGATTTGAACCAACATTGAACGGGTAACAACCGTTTGTCCTGCCATTGAACGATACGAGATTAAACAATCCTGCTTTCGTATGCCAACTAAAGCCCAGATTGCGGTCAAGATGTGGAGCTACAGGATGGTATTACAACCAATGACCATGCACAGTCTTAGTTTTCCTGCTTGCGTGAGCCGTGAAAGAATCGAACTTCCAATGTACATAATGACGAGAGTTTTACAGACTCCCTGCTCTACCAAGAGCGACGACCCATTGTCGGGGTTCTTTCCCTTGATCTATCCCGAACCCCAAACTCGGATAGAGGGTGAATAAGTGGATTGGTCTTTACCACTACTGCCTAGGGAAAGTGTCTCATTGTACACCTTTGAGCAGACCAAGTGTTGACTCTCAATCGGGCGTTACCCCCACCTGTGCGTTACCAGACTCTCCCGAACTGGTGTTCCGCCATATTCTGGAAATCTTGCATGGATTTCCATTGTGGACAATAGGGGATTCGAACCCCTACGAACTGCGTGCAAGGCAGTCATGCTCCCATTAACATCAATCGCCCATTCGTGATCCTCATACTATCACGACTGTTACTACTTGTCAAGCTGCGTTGGGTGACTGGGAATCGAACCCAGTTTAGTTCCGTATCAGAGAACTGTTCTAACCAGTCTACTATCACCCATTGATAAGTGACAAGTCTTTAAGTCCCTGTCACTAGTCGGGATAGTGGGACTCGAACCCACGAAGATGTCCTGTCCCCAAAACAGGCGGCCTAGCCACTGGCCCATATCCCGAAGCTACGCTGGTGGATGAACTTACGACCTATGTGTGCTCATACGCACTAGGATCATCTCTTGTCGGTCAACTGACCAGCGTTATACCATTGTATCATACAGTCTGATACGTGTCAAGCACCACGTACTCATCAACTGAGTAGCGAGGCCAAGGCTCATACTCGGGGCGTGTTGGGTACATACCCCCAGCCTTCTGATGTTCCAGAGCAGCAACCTCATTGGAGTAAACTCCATGGATGATGTCTCCGTCGTAGTCACGTTCCGTTACCAAGTAAATGTTCATGGCTAGAGACTAGCACGTCTTGGATTATCTGTCAACCGAGGTACCTGTGAGGCTCGAACTCACAACATCGACGTTACAAAGGTCGCGCTCTACCAATTGGAGCTAAGGTACCATTGCAGTCACGTCCAAATACCACCGACTGGACTACCTGCTCTATAGGGCCGGATTGTGGCTTTTTCCCTACAGCTAGATCCTCCTAAGGGAATCGAACCCTCATCACTGCATTACGAAAGCAGCATCTTACCATTAGACCAAAGAGGCATTGTGGTAGAGCGGAGTCGTGCCCTACCAACAACTACGATTATACACTATCCTGTGAGTTTGTCAACTCGGTATCTTGTACCGGCGTATACTTGACCAACCTGAATGTGATTGTTCCATCGCAGAGCGTCTTCCGTGCCGCTGCAATTGCGGCCTTGGGAGATGTAAACATCCAAGGAACTCCTGTGACTTTACCATCTCTTGTCCATACATGCTCGTATCTGAAACTAGAGTCTGGACGAGCCTTGCTCCAAACTACAACCCAGTATTCATCTAAGGTCATCTGGATTCCTAGAGCTTGGTGGGGTCCATCCTTCTGTATCAGCTACACCCTTGGCATAAGCTGCGTCTACAGCTTTCTGGATTGAAGCCTTGAGAGCCTTTAGGTCAGGAACAATATAAGTCCATGCCCTGAATTCAACAGTGTTGGTGATGAAATCATTCGGCCCTTTACTGGTGCCCATGTGCCTTTGAAGTTCTTGTCCAATAGCCAAAGCCATATCCTTGTAGATATATTCCTCAGCATCCAAATTAGTAAACTCAAGCATTTCTTCGCTTACAACATACCTGCTGGAAACACGAACGATGCCGTCCATGATTTCATTTTTGTTCGGAATATCCATAGTCCTCCTTAATTAGTTAAAGAGCACCAATACTCGATAGATACTCTTCAATTTCAGAAGGCATTGGAGGTTTTGTTTGAATACTATCATTCCCCCCAACCCCCATCTTTCGCTTCAAGCGTACATCATCATAGTCCACGATGTCAACTGTGTCGTTAACCTGCTTCGGACTACGGGTAATGCAGTTGTAGACTGCACCAGCCACGGCGTCAGCCAAGTCCTTGCTTCCCTTGCGAGGGTGGTCAACCTGTGTGTTCGACACAATACGTAGTTGACTAAGCTCATCGAAGAGGATGTCGTTGGCTGGCATCTTGACACGATGCTCATAGACCAGCATAGCAAGATCGTCGTAATGTTTCAAGGCGACACTCAAGGTCTCAGTATTGACTCCAAGTCTGTTGAGTTCCATCTGCGTATCGAGAGAGTTCCAACGGTCGAAGGTGACAATTCCGATGTTCACCCCACGTCTACGTAGGCCCACGATCCAACTACGTACTTGCTTCAAATCGATTGGCTGCCCCGGCTTAGGCTCCCAGTAAGCAACCATGTCTACGACAACCTCAGGGACAACCTGTTCGTAGTCATTGAACTGTCCAGTCTTGACCCACTTGTTCACATGGGCTACCGCCACCGCTGCACGGTCCTGCTTCTGGGCAAGGTCGGCATGGAGGAAGTACTTGATATCTGGATTAGGTACCCATGACTGGTCAACACGATTGACGCCGTCAATTGGATTACGAATGACCATAGAATCTCGCAGGGCTGGGATGTTCTTGATGAACGCATCCGTGTAGGACTGTCCCATACAAGCGAAACGCTGTAGCGCGTCACCGGGGTCTTCTAGGAAGTTACGCTTGTACGAATTGATCGTCTTGGTGGGGTTAACCTTCCACGAAGGTGCCTTCAATGCGAACACTCCGTCAATGGCGTAGCTGACTACCTCATCCTCTTCCCACGCAATTGTGAAGGTGTTTCCCTCAGTGTCGTCTGGCAGTTCCTCATTGACCTTAAATGTGTGTGTGAATTCGTAAGTCTTCTTCTCACGCACTACCTTGTCGTAACGCTCGGAAATGAAGTCACCCTTGTAACGAGGGAAGGAAAGTAGAATGACCTTTCCAATCTCATCGAAACGGGAGTCTACAGAAGCGCGGAACATCTTGTAGATAGCATCACCAGTCTTGGCCTGCTCATTGCCTGTATTGGATGTCTGGGCGAAACCAGAAATCTCGTCAAGGATTGCGAGGATGAGGTTCAGTCCCTCATGGCTCTCACGCTCGGAGTGTCCAGAGTATACCGTGACATTCTTGATGAATTCAACAGCGATGATGGTGGGGTTGTACTTGCCAGCGAACCATGGACAACGCTTGATCAAGTCCTTGAAGCGCTTGAAGAAAACGTTCTTCGCCTGCTCTGCATTGATAGCGATGTTGATAAGGTCAATGGCGTCACCGGGAGGCTTGCCGAAGTACTTTGCTGGGTCTTTCAGACACAACAGCTTGTATACCATGTAAGCACAGCCAATTGTGGACGTATAGTCCTTACCGCTACCCTTGCCCAATGCGAGGACGATTTCGTTCTTGGTGTACTTCTTGTAGTGTGCCCTGCCTCTTTCACGTCCCATAAGGCGCTCTAGGTCTTGGACACGATAAATCTGGGACATGGCCTCAACCATATCTCGTTGAATTTCTGACAGGGGTGGTTGGTTCAGGAAGTTCGGTCCCAAGAACGTATCTAGTTCTACGGGGTCTTCCTCAAAAGGGTTGTCGTCAAGAGCGACAAAGAACTCTGAGAAGTCCATGTCACTCATCGATGATCACAGCTTCCTTACCGATACCCGCCATGCGCTGCAATACCTTTGGCTTACAGTGAGCACACTCGCTAACGACCTCTGTGATGATCCTCATGATGGCTGCCTGCTTGGCTTCCGTTTCCAGCATCTTCTCAGCTAGCTCACGGTTCTCAAGTAGTCCTGCCTTCTGCAACATCTCAATACGAGACTTCTCAATGTCAAGGATCAGTTTCAATGCACCAGTACGGGCACCAAGGGCGTCTGCATTCTTAGCATCCTCCATGATGTCGTATGCTTCCTTGATCAACTGGGAGTAGTGCTGATCGGCACCAGCCAGTGCTTCTCTTGCCCTGACCCGTACAGCATCAGAGTTGGAAGCCATGACCTTCCATTCCTTGACGAGGGTGACAACCCTGTGCCTTGGAATATCTAGTTCAGTGGAAATCTGTGTCTCACTCTTTCCCTTGAGGTATTCTGCGGCAACTGTGTTGACTTCATCCAAGTGTTCTGCGAGGTCTGTCATCGTAGCCCTGCTTCCTTGAGCTTGCGACTAATCGTCTGAATGCTTGTGTCGCATTCCTCAGCAATATCCTTCAACGTACGACGCTCCATTACATAGCGACGACGGAGGAACGCTGGGCTGTCATATAGCTTTGCTACCATCACTTCTCCTTGATTACCTTGCCCCAATTGCTTGCGGCGAATGTTGCGATTCCCATTGCATCAGCAACGTCATCGTCATCCACGTTAGTCCCGTAGGTCTTGTTCATGGTGTCGATTGTCCTGTGCTTACGAATGTCACGTTCCTTGGCCTTGTACCAAGCGGCAGACTTATTGGGAGTTGCCTTCTTGATGGCTGCTTTCTCTGCCGCTGTCAAAAGGCGTGTACCAATGAATGACTGCCACGCAATAGGGCTAACGCAATGCGATTCCTTGGCCCCACCCAAGAATGCTCCACCCAGCAATGCTCCCTGAGCCTTTGCCAATTGTGCAGCAGTATTGTGTGAGTTCGTATAAATCGTATCTTCGATCACAATAATTGTACCATTAGGCAGCTTGTCAAAGAATGCCTTTGTTTTGTTCGAGATGTCTTTCATCTTCTCGTTGATGTTATTGCCATTGAACTTGATCTTGCCGTAGCGAATGATCTTACCGTCCGTATAAATAGCAAATGCCATCGAGTTAGTGCTAGCGTCAATACTAACAAAACTCGATGGCGGTGCTACGTTGAGAATCTTTGTGATTCTAGGCATTGTGTCTCCTCTTTAGGTTCTCTACTTCACGGAGGACGACATGCTCTGAGAAATAGCAAGAAGCGCAATACTTAGATTCGTTGTAGACAGAAAGCACATTTGTACAATCGCTATTTGCACAAATGCGTTTCTTTGTCTTACGTCGATTAAGCTTGCGCTCTTTGCTCTTTATAGCTTGGTTGTGTTTGGTTGCCGCTGTACGGCATTCTTCCGAACAATAAATTTGAAAGCTCACTGTCGGGGAGAATGGGGTGTGGCACCAATCACATTGCTTCATCCAAGCTTCTCCAAAGCTGGCAGTGCGATATCGCCTTCGAGGGGCAATGTTGCACATACCTTTGATAGAGGACATGACTTGCAAATCTTGGAATTGGCACGGTAATTCTTCTTGGGCAACTTGCGGTCAACCCAAGCCTTATGCACAGTACGCATCCATCCAAATGCACTCTCGACCCACGCCTTGTTCTCTGGGGTCATTTCCAGAGGAATAGCGAGGAGTTCATGAGTATCCTTGTTCTCATAAAGGATTACACCAAGGTCAAAGCCTTGAATGTACATGTAGATCAATAGCTGCGAACGGTGATAAGGGAGCGCATTACCTGCGTCCTTCCTTCGCTGAAAGGCGATATCTCTTGTCGTCTTAATCTCGACAGGGAGGTTGCCATCATTCCAGAACAGTTCAAGGTCTTGGTAACCGAAGATAGGAGGATCACTGTTGATGATCTTCTTCTCAATGGAAGCGACAATTGCCGTCTTCGCTACTGCCTTCTGGATTCTCTCATGGCTGTAAGAGCCATTTTGCATGTTAGCAATTTCCTGCGGAGAATTATCCGATTCGAACTCTCCACCATCAAATGCTAGGTACCAATAACGGGGGCATTCACCTGAACCGTATACTAGCGATGATGGAGCGAACGTCTTCTTCTTCTTGTACTCGATGGGATTCTCTGGGAGATATCCCTGTTCGATTGCTGCGATCAGAGCCTTGGTATCAACCAGACCCTTTGCAGTTCTTGCTTCCCCAATTAGATTCTTGAGTAAGTTCTTAGCCATATACCTTATCTTTCGCCATGTATTTCAGAGCGTCAACGAGTCTACGAGTAGCTTCGGTCAGGCTGTAATACAGATTCTTTTTGTCTCGCTTCGTCTTATCGACGTTGGTGTAGTAGCTGGCAAGCATCGAGAACTTAGCTGCGAATGCTTCCAAGCGAACAATCGTTGTCGCCACCTTGTTCGGTGGGATATCGGGATTCACCATCATCTTGACGATCACTGCGAGAACTTCGTTCAGGTCATCGTCTACCATCAGATCACTGATCTTCTGGAATTCGTCTACCTGTTGCACCAGTTCAAGAGTGGTGGACATTATTTGTTTCCTTCTAGTAGATATTCTAGCATATCGTACTCTATCACCGCTAGTCGGACCTTTCTGTCCCCTTCACCGATGATGAGGTACAACAGGGGAGACTTACCCTTGTCTACCCTCATGGTATCTGTGCAAAGCTTGGCCCAGATATCTTGGTTGAGCGTGAATGACTTCTTGGCGAACTTGGCATCGATGACGAACTCTTCTGTGGACATATCTGCCTTTTCCAAGTTTCTACCGCTGTTCTTGTGCTGCCGTGCGCCAATGCGCTTTGCCTCAGCCTTTTCCAGCTTGTTATAGTCAGCCCCCTGCATATCTGGCCTTAACCTCTGCCTTGGTTGGCTTACGCAAAGACACACTGGACGTATGTCCGCACGAACAGCGCCAAGTCATTTCCTTGATGTCGTTGTACCAGAACCTAGCCTTACGAACCTCAAGTCCGCATTCTTGGCAAATGTACTTACCTGAATACTCTGCGTACTCTGGCTTAGACAAGACGCGCCTCTAGTTCCTTGAGCCTGTCAGGACTTTCCCTGAACCACTTGACCACATTATCCTTTCCCTGAATCTTCAATTCATCTCCATAGTAGTACCAGCCCTTGCCGGTGATGATTCCTTCTTCAATCGCAAGGTCCACTGCGTCATTCACTGTATCTACACCAATGTGGCTACCGTCGAAGTAGAAGTGGTATTCCCCAGACCTGAACCCTGCGCCCGTCTTATTGAAAGTGATGTCCCAGTTGACCTTTCGACCAATGGTACGCTGCACGATCTTGTCTCCGATGAAGGTGTCACCCTTAATAGCTTGGTTTTCAGACTCGGAGCTAAACAACTTGATGATTGTGGAACTGTAGAACTGGACAGCCTTTCCACCTGTTGGGATGAGGCTTGCGTGCATGGAACCGAAACTGTTTCGAGTCTGGCTAATTAGGATCAGGAGCGTGTGTCCCTGATTCGCATAGTTCAGCATCTTGACAGCGTTCGTCATATCCCTTGCCTCAGCACCAATCTGCTTGGTATCGACAAGGTCTTTCAGATCGTTGCTATCCTTGTCGAAGTACACTGCGGGTAGTAGCGAGGAGATTGAGTCCACTACGATGATGTCTACACCAGCCTGCATTAGGTGAGTGCCAACGTCCACCATATTGTTGACTGTTTGCGCCTTCGAAACGATCAATTTGGTCGTATCCACACCTAGGGTTGTAGCCCACTTTGGGTCGAAACTCGACTCCGCATCGATCCATGCACACACCTTTCCTACTGCCTGTGCCAGTGCAATCAATTGAAGCATTGTGCTGGACTTGCTTGCTGACTTGTTTCCCCAGATCAAAACCTGACGACCGTAAACCAATCCTCCACCTAGCGCCTTGTTCAGGCTAGGGCTTGGGGTCTTTGCGTATTCAGGCTCTGGGAAGTCTGAACCCATGATGATCTGCTTGCGTAGTGCTGGACTGAGTCCTGCGATAATCTGTTCTAGCTCCATCATAGACCTGTCGATCCCAGTCCCATTTCACCACGAAGGGTTTCAGGGATTTCTGACACTGTAATCAGGTTGGCCTTTGTGTAACGCTGGATTACCAGTTGAGCAATCCTGTCACCAGCTTCCCATGAATAGTACTTGCCATTGGCATTGTACAGGATTACCTTGAGTTCTCCACGATACCCGCTGTCAATGGTACCCGGCGCGTTGAGCACGGTGATTCCGTACTTTGCAGCGAGTCCTGACCTTGGGTGTACAAGTCCTACATAGCCCTCAGGAATTGCAATGGAAATCCCAGTGCCGACAACGGCAACGCTGCCAGCACCGAGACCACCACGTTCCAGAGCATGTAGGTCCATGCCTGCATCATCTTCATGTGCGTACAGTGGAGTCCAAGCTCGTTCATCCAAATACGCAATCATCACATCTACTTTGTCAATCATCGTTCAACACTCCTATAGATCATTTCGCCACCGCGTCCCTCAGACCATTCGATCTTCTTGGCTCTACCCGGCTGTAGACGGATAAAGGCTTGGCTGTAATTGCTGGGGAATACGATCATGGAATCCAATTCCCTAGCGCTGTTCGCAACAATGACTGTTGCCATACGCTCACGCTTCTTTGTCCATCTGGACGAGAAGTCGATAACGAATAGCTCGTCATCTTCACAAAGCTTACCCTCATGGTTCAGGAACTCCACAATGGGAGACTCGGAGAACTGAGTGGTCAAGTCGAATGGGACAAAGTCCACGATCCTGTTGTTGCCAATCAGGAGAACGTAGGCGTGACCCTTTTCGATTGTTGTATCTGGCGAGCAGAATACCGACGCAGCACCGTGCTTGTCCATGAAGGTAGCACGCGCCCATGTTGGCTTCTTGGCAACCTCAGTAACGATTCCAAGAATGATGTACGCACCAGTCTCATCAACGTCCTGTGTAGTTGACAGGAATGCAGGCCAATGGTCAGGAACCCTAGCAGACATCTCAGGAAGATTAAGGAACTCGTAAAGATTCGCCTTGATCCTCGCCATTGTGGTTGGGTTGTCATCGAACAGGCAAGCACCGATGTTATTCAATGCTCCCAAGGAACGAACGTTCACACCGCTGCCCTTGGTTCCTACGAACTCCTCAACCTGCTTGTATGACAAGAATGGACGCTGATCGATGTACTTCTGTGCAGAAGTATCCGACAGGAACTTCACAGGAGAAAGACCGATGCGAATTGCATCACCCTCAATCGTGAAGCTGACACCAGACTCATTGACGTGCGGGAGCTTGATCTGGATACCCAGACGCTTTGCCTCAATGAGGTACTGCGTACGAATGTCCTTGTCATTCTCATTGCAGAGAATTGCCCACATGAACTCCAATGGGTAGTGCAGCTTCAAGTAGGCTGTCCAGTATCCGATCAACGAGTATGCGTAAGCGTGTGACTTGTTGAAGGAATATCCTGCGTGAGCCTCGAAGTCGTGCCAAAGCTTCCAAGCTGTCTCTTCGCCTACGAACTCTGTCGCATTCTTGATGAACTTGTCTTCGAAAGGCTTAAACTCTTTCGAGTCCTTCTTCTTACCGATGATTCGACGGACCTTGTCTGCTTCTGCCATTGACATACCGCCGATGGTGAAGCAGGTACGCATAACCTGTTCCTGATAGAGAACACAACCGTAGGTGTCGGAGAGGTAAGGCTGTAGCTCCACACAGGGATACTCAGTCATCTCTTCGCCATGCATCCTAGCGATGTACGATTTACCAATCGTATTTGCAGCACCGGGCCTAACGAGGGCGTTGGTGGCCGCTAGCTCCTCGAAGGTCTTTACCTTGATCTTACGCAACAATGATGTGTAAGGGGCAGCCTCACACTGGAACACGCCCAGAGTGTGACCATCTGACAGCATCTTATAGACATCCCTGTCGTCAAGCCTGAGCCTGTCCAAATCAAGTTTGATTCCGCGTAGCTCCGCAATCTTATCAACCGCATCGTGCAATACCGACAACGCCTTGAGTCCGAGGAAGTCGAGCTTGATCAATCCGATGTCGGCAGCTTCGTCCATGTCAACAGCTACGATGTGTAGCTCTTCCTTGGTCGCTGCAATCTTGCGCATCTCGATTGGTGCAACACGGTTCAACGGGATATTGGATGCAACAATACCAGAAGCGTGAACTCCCGTACCCTTGATCCTACCGCGAAGCTGTTCACCGTACTTGATGACCTCAGGGTAATTGTCCCTGAACTCGACTACGTTCTTGATATCGGACAACAAGAAGTCTTCCCAGCCATCAATCTGCTTGTTGACACGGTTGACCTCTACCAGAGGAATACCGAATACACGGGAAACATCCTTGATGATGTTCTTGCCGCTGAACTCTTGGAACGTCGCAATGGACGCAACGTGCTTGTACTCCTCAGCGAAGTAAGCCTTTACCTCCGCACGACGCTTATCCTCAATGTCGATATCGAAGTCGGGGAATCCATCACGCTCAGGGTTGATGAATCGGAAGAACTCAAGCTTGTCCTTGATAGGATCAAGGTTCGTGATGCCCATTCCGAAAGCGATCAAACAGCCTGCACCAGAACCACGACCGGGTCCAACCCAGATGTTGTTCTTGTGGCAGAAGTCGATTGCGTTACCAACCAATAGGAAGTACGGGGAGAAGTGCTTGCTAGAAATTACAGGCATTTCCTCTTCAAGGATTCGTGCCTGATATTCTGGGTGGTTGTCCCACAATCCCTTTGCCCTCAGTCCAGCAATGGTACGTTCCAGAACTACCTCATCTGGGTTATCGAACCGTACCGGCAAAAGGTCGAGACCCTTGGGCACAACGTAATCACCGATCTGTTCGTAAACCTTGAAGGTGTTGTCGAACATATCCTCGCGGGCGTCATCGCCCATTGCATCCCACATCTCCTGACCCGAAAGCAAATGGATGTCGAACTTATTGAAGGTCAGCATACGATCCTCAGCGTAAAGGTGGTCCAGACGCTTCATTGGGTCTTCAATCTGAATCGAAGACTCGTAGTCCGTATCCTTTACCTGCTTGGGATGCGTGTTGGCAATCAGCATGATTTCCTGAATTACCTTCTGGTCCTTCGTTGCATGGTGGCAGTCAGGAGTTACTAGAGTAGGAATACCCATGGAATCAGCAAGCTCGATAAGCTTCCTATTCATACCGGGAACGTTGTGAGGCATTACCTCGATGAAGTAGTCATCACCCTTGAGTTCCTTGAAGTAGGAAGCGACTTCCTTTGCCCTTGCAAAGTCGCCATTCTCGATAGCCTGATTGATCAGACCACCCATGCAGCCAGAACCGATGATGATTCCCTCATGGTATTGCTCTAGGAGGTCGTAGTCCATACGAGGCTTGTAGTGGAACCCTGTGGTCCATGCAAGCTCGTTCATCTTGTTCAAGTTGTCGTAGCCAGCCTGATCCTTGGCAACCATCAGCAAGTGGTGGTAAATCTTGTCAAGGGGACCAACGCGCTCTTCCTTCTTGCGCCTGTCAGTCCTGTCAGCAGTGAAATAAGCTTCGATTGCAAAGATTGGCTTGATACCGCCAGCTAGCGCTGCACGATGGAAGTCACGGTGACCTGTCAACGTGCCATGGTCGGAGACAGCAAGTCCCGGCATTTCAAGCTCCACTGCGCGTTCTACATATTCGGTCGGTGTTGCTACACCATCCATAAGACTAAAGTGTGTGTGGACGTGCAGAGGTACGTAGTTAATCAAGATTTGGTTTCCTTAGAAGTTAGAAGGGCTGGGGACCGAAGCCCCCAGCCACTTAGTTTGTTACCACTCTACGTTAGCAGAACCCTTGAGTTCGCCTTCCGGTGCTACGGAATTCGAGAATCCATAGAAGCGAGACTGCTCAGCGTAAGGCACGTCACGAAGGACTGCCTCGATATCAAATGGCTCTACTGCGGGCCACTTGAAAGGCTTTGCGTCAACAGCCTTTGGGTAGAACTGGTAGGTTGTGTTGTCCTTGCCAGTACCCGTACGCTTGAGGCGGAAGGTCAGGTTCGAAATGGAATCATTCTCGATGAAGTGATCCTTGATCATTGCGAACTTGTCGTTGCGGTAAACACCCATGGACCAAAGAGCCACATAGGGATCGTTCTTGCCATCGTCAACGAGGACATTGATGTAGAACTTCTGCTTGGAGCGCCAAGCCTTATCGAATTCTACCTGCTCACATGCCCAGCACTTTCCCTGAGAATCCATGGAGCACAGAGCGTGACGCTTGTATCCTTCTGGTCCCGGTGGCTGGTGCTCGTCAACTACAGCGGCTGTACCACGACCAAGATCGTAGTTGGGGGAGTTAACGTCAAGCTCATTGACGAAACGGAGAGTAACGTCATCTCCGTCCTTGAGTGAAAGCCACTTCGCCTTCACATAATCTACCGTCTCGCGTGGAGCGGTCTTCTCTTGAATTGCCTTGATACCTCTTGCAATACCCATTTACTTTTCTCCTAATAGTATATTCACTGGATTCTTCACATAGTCGGCCCATTGAGGAATGTCACTGTACGGCATCTCACCGATGTCCTTGTAACCCTCGGGCGGTACTACCATTATACCACGTCCCTCTAGCTTTTCGCAAAGCTTGAACGCTGCTGCCTTACCGGGAGAGTCATTGTCAGCTACCACGAAGATAGACTTATAATGGCTAGTCAGCAAGGTAATTTGCGTCTTTGAAGGGTTGGCTCCCATGGTTGAAATCGCTGGGATTCCGTGCTGGTGAGCCAAGATGGAATCGATTGGAGACTCGAACAAAAAGATGTCTGAGTCCCACTTGTGAAGGTTGATTCCAAACAACGTCTGGGACTTCTTGGTTCCCGTTGAGTTCTTGAATTCCTTGCCTTCGATACTACGTGCCTGAAAGCCGACGATAAATCGACCATCAGGTTCGTAGTAGGGGAAGATGACCATGTCCATGTTGCGACTGTAGCCAAGGTTGTATTCCAAGATACTCTTGCCATTGATACCGCGACTGTCGAGATAGCTCTGTGCCCTACCGCTGGTGAGCAGTTCGGATGTGAGCTTGTCTGTGACAACAGAATCAAATGGCTCGTACTTGTTTTCCTGATCAAGTTTCGACCTGATCGATTCAACGATGCTGGTCTCTGACTTGTAGGTGTCAATGAGACGGAGAGCTTCGAAGAAGGTCATGCCAGTCTCATGTCGAACCAAGTCTACCAGACTTGCGTGCTTAGTGCAAGCGAAGCAGTAGAACACTCCCGTGTCCTTACTTACCTCTGCCGCAGGAGTACGGTGGTTGGAGTGGTAAGGGCAGAAAACGATCACGTCATTAGGAGCCTCAGCCGCAGCATCAAGTCCGATAACTTCGAGAACCTTCTCTACCTGTCCCTCAGAGTACTCAATCACCATATTCCTTGTAGATAAACATGCCCTTGTCAAAGTCAACAACCAACAGGAACTCTCCCAAGAATCCATTGCGGTTCTTACGGAATACACATTCCATGATGTTGTCACCGGGCTGCCTACCGAATGCGATCAGCCAGTCAGCATCATACGCGATCTGCTTCGACCATGCAACTTGACCAAGCTGAGGAACAGAGTTCATGTCAGTAGCGTCGTCAGGTGTTGCAGACGAGATAGCCACAATGGCAATGTTCTTGTTGAGAGCAAGCTGCTTGAGTTCCCTCGACAATGCCTTCATCTTCTGGGTTTCCCCCTCAACCTTTGCGTTGGGGTCCATAAGGTTCAAGTAGTCGATGAACACAATGTCAGGTCGATACTGGTCAATCTTTGCACTGACTGTTGATGGCTTAACCGTTCCATCCATGCCGTCCGTTGAGACGATGTGAATAGGAGGGCGTCCATCAAACTTCTTGCCAGCCCAAAGTGTGAAATCTTCTGGCTCGACATATCCGCCAGAAAGCTTACGGTGAGACCATACGCCTTCGCCTTGGATTGTGAAGAGCCTTGTCCTTACCTCAGCCTCAGTCATTTCCAGACTAATGATGAGAGGAGTCTTGCCATTCTTCCATGCCTGTACCGCGAAGTACTGCATCATCCAAGACTTACCGATGGATGGGTAGGCAAGGAATACACCGAACTGTCCCGGTGTGATACCGGACGGCAGGCAAGCGTCGAAACCCTTGAGACCTGTCGTGATGCCGTAGGAACCACTGTCACGCAAGTCACGTACTTGCTTGAAATGGGCTAGGGCGCTGTCGATGTTGGTAGCGTCTAGGTCACGTACTGTAGACGTTGCACGGGTAATCTCCGATGCTGCCACTGTCATAGTTGTCAGGGCGTCACCAGCCTTACCGTCCTGTACCTGTTCTGCTGCCTTACGCAGCGTTGAGCGAACAGAGTCGTTCAGGAATTCGTTGCGGAGTTCGTCAAGATGATACTTGGTCGCTCCTGTATCTGTCGTGTATTCAAAACTGGGATATCTTTCCTTCACCAAGCCTACAGCCGGAACGCTCTGGTTCTGGTCGTAGTAGTTCCTGATGAAGTCCCAGATATCGGTGTGCGTCTTGAGTAGCGAAGAAACATTTGCCTGCATGAGGACGTGCATTTGCTTGTCATTCAATACTGCGGAAAGCGTTCTAGCTTCAAGATTCATCTAGTAGCTCCTTCATTTTGGCTCGCTGCGCTTTGCGAAACTCGTCGTCTTGCTGCTTCATGAGCATCGCCATATGGATATCAGTAGCCTTGAAGGCAAAGTTCTTCCATTGTGGATTGGTTTGGATTGAGAAGTAATAGTCCATCATCTCGTAAATGCGGTTCAAACCGAATGATTGAATTAACGCATCTGCCGCCCATTGTTCGGCATACTTATTGAGAGGAGGACGAACAAAGCCGTGGGACTTAGTTAGGTTCTCAAACTTTGAGATGACCGCGTACTTGTCTTTGTTCGTAGCTGCCATTACTTGCCTGAGAGGCGCTTTGCCATATCAGTAGTTTCCTTGATCGCATTCGAGAGGTCTTCCTTTGTTTCAGTGATCTTCTCGTCTAGCTGATCCTCGGCAAACTTCGCAACTCGCGTGCTTGCTGCTTCCTTCGACTCACCTTCGCGGGAGTCGTCTGAGATTTCTACCTCGTACTTGACATTGCTGAAATCACCAATGTTGATCGTGGTACCAACTCTCCATGTTACCTTCATAAGCATACCTTTCTAGTAGGCACGAACGTGCCGCTGCATCATAATATAGCACCAAAAGTGCCCTGTGTCAAATCGTTTCGGGGAAAGTAGGCACGAACGTGCCGTCTTCTGTCTTCAAATAAACTACATATGCCTTGTTCAATTTTGCCGATAGCTCTGACTCTGTGGGCACTTGGTTGTTGATTTTGAGTCCATCCTTGCGAGGTCTACCCCTGTGAATTCCTGCCAAGATTTCACGCATTGTATAGATGGTCTCTTCTTTGTAATATGTACAAATCCCATTTGGGTCTTCATTAACTGGCATCCTTGGAATTGGGCGAGGCAATAATCCCTTGCGGGTCAAATTGCCCAAGGATTCCCTTGAGTAATTCAAGAGTTCCCCAGCCTCTGTTCTGGTGAATGCCTTCTTACGAACACGCTTAAATTCAGGAATTGACATAAACATGAACTTGTCCTTCGACCAATTCTTGATCTTTACAATTCCCTGCGTTGGAACCTTTACTTCAACCGATACAAGATCGTCGCCAAGAAAATACACCTTGCGCTTCTTGTAAAGATAGGCGGTCATCCTGCTGCTCCGATTGCAATAACGGATACGAGCAAGGTGACGTTCTCACCTTCCTTTGGGAAGTTGATTGTACCTGATGCTCCTGTAGCCGATACGGAGGTAATGATAACATTGGCTTCCTGTGCTGCCGCTGGACTTGCTGCATCCTGAGGAATCATCAGAGTTGCCGTTACTGCTGGGATTGTACCAGACGCGAAGACAGGGTTGAACAACACACTCCACTTCTCGGGAGTAGCCGTTGATACCTTGGAGTTTGTGAGAACAGCAACCGTCTCGCCGTAGAACTGTCCCTGAGTCACACGTACGGGAGTCTGCTTGATTCCCTTGGTGACAACCGTGACGCCTGCTGCTTGACTGAAAATCTGTTCGTGCATTTCGTTGATTGCAGCGGCGTGCTCCTGCAAAACCTCCGATGAAATCGGGGTTCCCTGTGAGATAGTTCTTACCTTAGCCATAGTCTAATTATACCATTGTCAGATCGTGTTCGTGACCAACAGTGTTGAAAACTGTCAGTGGCGTCTTGGTAAGAGGTAGCTCAGGCAAGACGTAGCGCTTGATGTAAGTTGATCTTGTTACTGCGATGTCTACCGCTGTCGGTACCGTCTGGATCAAGCCAGTCACATCATACACCATCGGAGAGTCGAACGCATACGACTTGGTTGCGAGGGAGTCCATGAAAGTCCAGTCTGTTACTGTTGCTCCGAAGTACCATCTCACGTAGAGGTCATACTGGGGGAGTCCGTAGCTGTCTTGCCAGTTGAGAGCGATGTTCCAACGTACGGGATCATCAGCTACTCTAGCAGACACGATAGACATGGATGAAACCTCACCCTGATCGTAGAAGCTGTTTCCATCATAGTCTTCTGGATCATACACGGGTGGATAGATGTGGAACGCAGGAGACCATTCCGACATGGAGTTACGGCTGTTGGATACAATCTTGAATCTAACAACAAGTGCTCCGTCTAGAGTAGCTGCTGGAAGATCAGCTTGCTTGACTACAATCCTTGGCATTAAAGAACCTCGACATTAAGACGGAACTCAATGTATCCCGGCTCACCCTCATCGCTTACGATTGGCATTGGTGGAGCAAGAGAACCGTTACGCACGATACTATAACCAGTCATTCCATAGAGAGGATTGTTACTGGACAAGTTCTCGAACCTCATGCCGTCCAAGAATACGAAGTAGTCTTCTGCGAGCAGTCCTGAAATCACGGTTGGCTCAACCTGCACGGAAATCTTTACGGTCCTTACGTTGGACCATGAGAAGTTGGACGAATATGCTAGGTTGGATAGGGGAACGGAGACAACCTTATATCTGTTGCCACCTAGCTCTGTGTCTGGGATTTCTGTATACAGCTTTGCATACCCGCTGGAATCAGACTCGGAGTAAAGGAACTCAACGAGAAGCTTAACGTTCTGGGGAGCTACGGTAATACTGTCGCTAGGTGCGGTAGACACTGACAGAGCAAGACGTAGCTCGTCTCCTGTGGAGTTGGCAGAGAAGTCCATGGCTCTTGTGTCAATGTGGATATGGGATGATCCTGCGTTGGCAGAACCATAATTTCCCACCCTTGTGATTGTAGCTGTATCTCCACGCATACCGATTGAAGTCTTTCCTAGCCTACCGCCCTCATATTGATTCTGGCGTGGCAGGGACTGGAACAATGAGTTGTTTGTCTCTACGGCAAAGATAGGATCGATAATGGCCTTATCAATTGACAGGGTTCCTTCCGACAAAGCGGATACCGTTTCTACAGAGGACATTCCTGTGGAGCTATGCACCACCCATCCCTCTTCGGGAGACATGCCGAATAGCAAACGGCTTTGGCTGCCAAGAGCATTGGGGTCTGATGCTGCTGTCCATAGCGAAGCTTCGGAGATTACGAGTCGTTCATTGGACGGAATCTCTGCGGTGAATACCAGTTGGGTCTGATCCTCGTTGGCAAATCCTCTGGATACGATTGGGAGGCGCTTGGTCTCAAATGTCATTGCTGGATTGGAAGCATAGATGTTTCCTACGATCTGGGACACAAGTCCTTCAACGGCTGTTGCCGTGAGGTTAGCGTGTGTGAAGTCGAACGTGACAGTTGATCCTGTTACTGAGTACACAAGATATTCTCCGCTGATGTCTGGTGTTCCTGCTGGAATGATTGTCTGAACGACCCTGATATCCATACCCGGCACGAACGTGTGTGATCCAAGATTAATAGTCGCACGATTGGACGTGATTGTCAGTTCGGTGAAGAACCTTCTGTAGCCCGTGTCTGGACTGGCACCACAGCCAAGTCCGATGTGTGTTGCATATGCGGAAGTGTGACCAAGCATATACTTGGCAATAATTTCCCTACCTGCACCTGTGATCATTCATTCCTCCATGCCATATGTCACTCTTACCATTGTTCCACCCGAAAGGGCTTGAACGTCTACCCCCTCATCCCCCTCAAGCTTAATGAGGTTGATGATCAAATCTCCGTTCTCATCGATCAGGATACCGGGAAGGGATGGGTCTGTCAAATCTACAGCCGAGATGTACTTCGAAATATCAATCGTCGTGACGCCCGCTGACCTTGGCGCACCGACCTTGAGGAACTTCGCTGTGATGTCCTTGGTGATGTCGTCAATCTCAGACGTGAGTTCGTAGTTGAGTCCGACTCCACCAACTGTATCATGCCTTGCGATGGAGGCTAGCTCAGCGCTGCCGAAGACTTCGAACAGAGGAGTGATTGTAGCACTCGCATCTTCGATTGTCAAATTCTCTGCTGCGAACGTATTAGCCTTCAGTTTCACGGCAAGGGTGTTCTTAACTGGCTTGAAAAAGATAGTGTCGTATGGAACGGAATTAACCATCAGGTCTCCGTAGCGAATACTGTCATCTTGCTTCCACCGCTGTCCTTGTCATATGTAACATTATACACGACGAACTGCTTGTCGGCAGGAGCAATGACATCATGACCCTTTACCTTGTAGTCGATTGTAACCAAGTCACCAAGCTGCAATGTTGGGGTTGGGAAGATTTCGAACCCTACGTTGTGGCGTGGACGAGAAGCCTTTTCCATAATCCAAGTCAATGTCTTTTCTGCCGTTGCAGAAGTCTGAATAAAATCGGACTGCAAAGAAAGCTTCTTGTCTCCGTGACGCATTCTATTGATACGCAAGCGATTGTAAAGGTTGGAGTTCTCCGTGACGTTTGCAACGTCAACAAGATTAGCAACATTGGACTTACGCTCCAACAATTCATCAATCGTCAATGTGTGGGTTGCATTCTGTGTGAATGTAACTCCAAGAATACGCAAGTAGTTTCCTGTCTCTGCATTCAAGGACAATAGGTTGTCTGTGCAGTTGAATACCATGAACTCTGCACCGTAGGCTGTTGGCTGGAATCCACTGATTGTGTACCCACGGAATCCTGCTGGTGCTGGGGCGATCTGGGCAATCAATGCTGGGAAAGCCTGATCGTACTTGACGTTCATGTACGCGGCCTCGCGGAAGATTGTTCCAAACTCATCGTAGAACACGTTGTAGCCTGAGCTATCTCCAACTCCTGATAGGAAGCTGGACTGCAATACACCGGCTGCGCCAGACCTACGTACCAAGTCGAAGCGGTTCTGGTTGCCCAAGACTGCTGCTCCACCAGCTTGTGATGGTGCTGGGAATCCTGCCTTGGCAGAGATAGCGTAAAGGTGCTCGAACATCACCTTTGCTCCACCACGGCTGAACAACGCTACGTGATCCTTTACTGGAAGAGGATCAGGGTCTGTTACTTCTCCGATCTTGCGGTCGTTGAGGAACAGGAAGAATGTTCTACCGTCTGCGGAATCAGAATATTCTACACCAATGTCGTATACGGAATCCTCGGAAGCTGTGAGGTTTGGCTTCTGTCCGTAGAACTTTCCTGAGTCAACAAGAATGGACTGTAGTCCTGCCCATAGACGGAATGGTGTGATGATGGGATCAACAAGACCTAGCCACCAGTCTGCGTTCCATCCTGTAGGGCTACCGCTCAAGACCACGCGAGTTCCAATCAAATTGGATACAGTGTATGTTGTGGAAGGTGCTCCGGTTCCTGTGATCTTTACCTTATCACCACTCTTCAATGTATGTGTTGGAATTGTAAGAGAGGCTCCTTCTACAGCCTTGACCCTACCGCCACGATCATCGCTGACAGTCTTGTAGAAGAAGGTATTGAATAGCTGTTGGGTTTCTGTCCACGTCTTGGCTGTTGTAGCTGTCAAGAATGGATTGACGTAGTTGTGTGCTGTTTGTACGTGTGCAACAGTCACCATTCCAGTTTCATTGGTGTCAGAGATATTGTCAACTGCCAGAGGATACATAGGAACGTTTGTTCCAATTCCCGGCACTGTCACAATAACTGGATCAACAAAGATAACCTTTGGGGAAGACGTGTCTCCCGGTACATCAGTTGTATCAATGGTGAACGTATTGGCAGCGACAGTCTTGATAAGGTATTGTCCATATAGCTGATTGATGCCAGAGAATACGGCATACACGTCTGTCTGGGCCTTTGGGTTTGTTGCTTGGGTTGTGATGGTGTATCGGAAAACTCCTCCACCCTGAGCAACACCGGCAGAAACAGATGTAATTGCATTCCTTGTATCGATTCCCATTTCTGCCAAGTTCATGACAGACCTTGAGTCGTCAGCGGTTCCTTCCCAATCTGCACCGAACTGTCCACCGTCAAAGAACGTGATGGAGTCTTCGTCTGCTGGGAGGATGTAGGCAGGAATACGCTCAAGGCCAATGTTGTCGTAGAACACAGTCTGTCCAACGTCCTTTGTGGCAGGCAAGTAAAGATACGCTTCTCCTGAGCCAGTAACAGTTACAACCTGACGTAGCTCTTCACCCGAAGACCTTACCCCTGTATCTGTCTCACCGGGTTCTAGCTGCTTTGGGAATACCTTTGTTTCTGATGCTCCAACCACGAACTTTGGCTTGGTGCTTTCTGCCGTGTCCCAAGCAATGTCAGGGCTTGCTGAATTCATGACTGCGCTGACAACGTAACGTCCTGCGGTCACAGGTCCAAGATCAACAACAGCAAATGGGTTGGCTGCTGACCCATACCTGTCAACACGTAGGGAATACCCATCAGTGTCACCGAAAGAAGTGCTTCGCATTGCGCGTACCTGAGCGGAAGGCTCAATATACTTCACCTTGTCATACGATAGGGTATGACGCTTGTTCGGAGTATCGTATCCAACGGAGTAAACGGATGAGTCCGTAGAGAAGTTCTGGTCGAAGAATGAATTGGAAGAGCCGTCCTTCGAGATTACCAGTCCTGTTCCGTAGTATGTGATCTTGGAGCCTGACTTGGAGAACCTTGTACGCAAGTGGACCTGACCATTGAATGGGGTGATCTTGAATCCATAGTTTACCCATGTCCAGTCCGTACCCACGGAAACCGCTCCGCTGAATGTCTCTGAGGAGTACCACTTGCCCTTGGTCTTGTGACGCCACTCGTTGGAGCGACGTAGACCAATCTGCATCTTTGTCTTGGAAGAAGCCTTAACCCATAGTCCTACACGGACGTAATTGTCTGCCATAGTCACAGGCAGTGAAGTGTTGTAGGCGTCACTTCCTAGTGTAGGAGCATTGTCACCATAAGAGCCATCACCAGCTAGGAGCCATCCTCTATCTGAGTAGGCCGTTCCCTTCATGTACGTACTCGAAGTGAAGGTCTTGATATTGGTTGTCTTCACATATGCGTCTTGGGAAACAAAGGCTTGGGTTGCCCTTCCTCCATGTGTCTTGGTAGTGGAATATACCTTTGGCTTCCAACGTCCTACCGCTGCCGCTGGGTCATTGATTGCCCTTGGGTTCTGGGCAAAGTTCGCAGAGAGAACAGACCTTGCGCCTGCGGTCTTCATACGAGGGTTCTTGAATTCATTCTTCCTATCAATGACAACAGTGCCACCGGCAAGAACGGCATCCAAATCCTTGAACGTCTTGTTTGTTCCGCTAAAAGTAAAGGTGATATCCTGCGCTGTTGATGTAGCAGACTTAATCTCGTCACTATTCAGGGTGACGGTTGCCCCAGCATCATCCTTGTAGGAGAAATGAATTGCGCTCAGATCATCAACAAAGGTGTAAGTCGTCTTTCGAATATCGAACTTGAACTCATTATCTCCAACCCAAGAAACGCTCACAACTCCATTGATGTTTGGAATGGCGGTTGAAGTCTCGAAATTGACATTGGTCAACGTTGTTCCAATGGCGTAGCCGGGATTAGTTCCATCCACCAAGGTCACAAGAGCCACACCAGTTGAATCAATACTGATGGACTTGATAGCCGCCAATGGCAATGGGGATGTTCCCGCTGACGCGGTGATAGCTGCGGTATCAGGATAAGGTGCCGAGAATGTGTATGGAACCGTGATAAGGTCATAGTAGACATCGTTGACATCTACACGCTTGACAGGGTATGACCCATTGATGTCAGCATTGTCTGTTGGGAACTCTGTAACAGTAATGGTATCACCTACGGCAATGATCTTTGGTGTGTCTACTAGGGTAAGCTTTACCTCATTGGATGTGACTACCGCCGCAGAAACCTTACCCAAGGTAACCTCATGGTTGACATCCTCGAATGAGTAATCCTCTGTTGCTCCGGTGAGAGCCTGTAGCTCCATGAAGTATCCGTGATTCTTCACTGGGTCAACAAGAATACCGAGGCCACCACCGCCACCAGAAATTGTCAAGTCAGCGTTTGGTGTAGTCATGTAAGGCTTGGTGAGAATTTCAGAACCAATTGGCTCCTGTGATCCCGTGCTCAGGATTTCACCAATGATACGCATACGTGTACCGAAACTTGTGGGCACGGCGTCTAGCTTCTTGTGTACATAACTAACATGGTCACGTCCCTGATTTGCACCAGAGAGAATCATTGCAGAAGATTGTAGCTTATCAACATCATTTGCCGTAGTCACACGGGAAAGAGGGTTGTTGATTTCGCTGGACACGCTGCTGAAAGTGGAAGCTGTGGATTGTGCTGTGACACCATTGGACACGTAGCCTGCTCCATTGTCAGTTGACAAGGACTGTGGATAATTCACCACTGATGATAGTGTGAAGAGGTAGTTGCTGTTCTGGTACATTCCGTTGAGGCTGCTTACCCAATCCTCAGTGAGACCTTCGTGGTGGTCAACAATTTCAGTGTTGAACTTTCCACGACCATGTTCGGAAACGGTACCTTCTACAAGTGAAGTGTTTCCATAATCATCCGTGTCTGTGTATGGTTGTGCGTAGATGCGCAACATTCCTGTTGGGTAAATCTTGCCATTGAATGGCAATCCAAGGAAGTAGTTCTGGTACTCATCGGCAGATTGAATCCACACATCGCCTGTTCCGGTAACGCTGAACTGCACTGCATCATAGTGAATGATTTCACCATTGGCCCAAAGATATCCATTGTATGAAGAGAAGTAGTTTGCGGACTCTCCCACGCTGATAAGGTTGTCCGTGACAACTCCACCAACAACCTGTGGGACTGTTGTTGTCAGTGGTGCGCTCAATGGGAATGCACTGAGGGTGAACTCGGACTGCTTCTCTACCGCATCGTTCTGGGACTTTACGTTATCCTGACCGGTTGCCTCCCATACCATGACGGGGGAGTAAATCCATTCCTTGTCCTTGTCACCATAAAGGCTCTGGGACAGTCTGCTTGTGCGCTGAATGTAACGCTTGGTGAAGGTTACCTCTCCATTGTTATAGAGTTCCCTTTCGGAAGAAGACACGTCCTTGATGTTTGCAAGGGCACCGTCCTTATCTGTACCGCGCAAAACGAGGTCAGTGCTGCGAACATTTGCGTCAGGCAATACATATGCTGGGAATGCAATAACGAGAACATTGCGCTCATCAAAATACATTGCAGTTTGGGTTGCCTCTGACAATGCAGACATAACATCGGCAACAGACATGTCTGGCGAAACAAAGAAATAGGGAATGAATGGCTCATCCACATTTGGGATACGAAGGAATGAATACTTTTCATATCCGATGCTATCAAGCAATACCATGATTGCACGGCTGAGGGAAACATTCTCAAGGACTAGCTGTGGTGCAGTTGCACGCTCAAGGATGAAGAATTCATCACGAAGCTCAAAGCTTGTCGTCGTTGGCTCGTCAATGATCCTTGGTGCTTCTTCTGCATAAAGGGTCTTAATGGGAACATTGTACTTGTACCCGCCAACATTATAGATGGTCTCAGAGAAGTCGAACTTGATTTCCTGACCAAGGTACTTGGCGATAACGCTTCCCTTGCCAGTTGACTGGTCAAGCGCGAAGGATTCTGAGAGAGCGAAGTCATTGTTGCTGAGGTCTACGCTGCCCGTGCCCGCACGGAGGGCACCTACTGGAAGTGGGGACTGGCTTAGGTCACCCATTGTCTTTGTCACAGAGAAGCTGATGGCTCTTTCTGTGAGGTCGAATACTAGCCTAGGGCTAAGCTCGATCAGATCAAAGGTTGTGTTGGGTAGGTTCATCGTGTCAACAACGATACGCATTCCCTTGAACCAGTCGAACTCACGGAATGCGATGTAGCTACCGTTGGTGAAGCTGGGAGGATCGATGAGATTCTTGATGACGTGGCTTGAGTTTACGTCAGACCATCCGTAGGATACGTTGGAAATAAGGTTCCACTCTCCGTCCTTGAGAACGTAGAGGGTTCCCTTGTCGCTGCCCACGATAAATGCGTCACCATTATCGTGATCCGCAGGATTTGGCAAAAGAAACGCAGACTCAAGTTCTCCGATAAGTTCGAAGTTATCCGCATAGCTTGAGTCAAGCATGAGTCCATAGCCAAGCTCGACATATCCGTCCGCTGGGACGTTGCCGTTAAACGTGTACACAGTTTCCCACATCTCGTCCCTAAGAACCTGAACCTTGAAAGACTTGGGGGTCTTGCTATTTGACGCACCGTAGAATGGGTCAACAACAATGCTGGGGTCAAGGCGCTCTGTTCCCACATGAGTCTGCATCTTAATTACGATACGATTGGCGCTCAATGTTTCGTTGTAGACAACGAACGGAGCAGTGTCATCAATATTACCGTCCGAACGTGAAACTCCATGAGCAATTGGAAGACCGGCAAGATCAAGTCCCTTTGTCCTGTAGCTCGTCCAGTACTTGAATGGGTCTCTACGGGAGGATACATAATACCTTGGGCGTAGGGCGCTGAGCTTGTCATCGATGAACTGACCGTCCATGAACATAAGCTTGTTGATTCCAGAGCGAGGACGGTGGTGTGCAAACACGTCCTGAATTGGGTAGAGCTTGGGTAGCTGGGAATCTACCTTGTGGAGAACTCGCTCTCCAACATCTTCTGCGTCACCAGACTGCAATACGTTTGTCTCGTAGCTTACAGTGGAGTCGATTGTCTGCACATCAGATTCAGAGTAGAAAGAACTTGGCTGCACACCCTTCGCAGGGTCGCAAATGTAGTTTCCGATACGCTCAATACGACCAAGGTCATTCAGGTTGATTTCACCGATAACCTTTGGCAGTGACCTTACTGTATGAGCAGTTTCAAGGTGCTTCTGCAATGCTGGTGCTTTGAACAATTAAACTTCCTCCAACGCCAAATCAATGTCCCAGAAATCATAACGACCACGGTTGCCAAGCGTCATACCAAAGCTTGTGAAAGACATCAGCCTCTCTTCAACGTATCGTTGACCAAGCCTTGCGTTGACAATACCATCGTCATATGACAGATAAACATAGAAAGGCTCTGGATGTCCATTATACCAGTCGCGCAAAAGCCATGCCGGTGCTGCATTATCCGCAAGGAACATTGCTCCAATTGGTCTCTGCATACCGTTGGCATAATCCTGACCACCTTCTGCCAGACGTGATGGGAGGTTGTCCCACGATGTCTGCAAGGTGACCTTGTCTGCTGTCCAATACGACCTAGACGTTCCGTTGATCATTCGAGCCTTGGCTTCGATCCTATCAAATCCATACTGGATTGGCTTACGTCCATGGTCTGGGAGAATGATGGCTTGCATCACTCCCTCATTCAAATCTGTTGGTGCGACATACTCATCGGTGCCGCTGTCAAAAGTGAACTTGCGGTCTGAAAAAATTGCAGCTTGGGGGCGCTGAAAAGTCTTCCTTGCTGCGAGTGTGTATGTCATGACCTACTCCTAATCTGACCGCGCTGGGCTTCCTTAATAGTATACATTACCTTGCCAGCGATTTCATCTGCTGTTGCAGTTGAGCCGAATCCGCTTACAGTCAAGTTGTACTCATTGTAGGTGTCACCACTGGTGCTACCGTTTACGGCAGGAGCCATGACAGGAACTGCTGTTGTGATTTCTGGGGCTGACCAATCACGGTAGAAGCTTCCCATGTTTCCACTCAATGCTGCCTTGTTAAGAGCAAGCAGACGCTTTGTCTCATACTTGTTCTGGCTCAAAGCCTCACCAACAGTAACGCCTTCCCCAGAACGTAGCATGGCAGGAACATTGTCACCGTGAGTTACTCCACGGAATCCCGGTAGAATACCTCCTCTTGCAGCGGTGAAGGACTTGCCATTCAAGGTGTAGACCATCTCGCCCTTTACCTTCTTGGCTGTGATCTTAACCTGCTTGTGTTCTGGGTCAACGCTGATCTGGGTAATGATGTGCTTCTTTACGTCGTTGTCCAGTGCCTCGGAAATCTTGCGAGCGATAGTGGAGTAATCTCCCTTTACGTTCTTTCCGTTGATCTTGGAGGTTCCCTCAATGTCGTTCTTTGTTACTACCTTGGCATTTCCAAATGTCTCAGAGACGTACTGGGCTGCTTCACCGGGACTGTTGAAGACCTTGATTGCGCCATTCTTGTCCTTGGTGACCATACCCATTTCAATCTTCTTCTGGAACTTTGCCGCCTTGAGCTTAGCCTCAAGCTCCTTAAGGTCTGCTAGAGCCTTCTGTAGAGCCTTGCTGCTTGAACCAAGTGCCGTTCCAATTCCGCCTGCTGCGCCACCGGCTGCCTTTGACCTGTCGAACAATGTCTTCATTGCATTATTGATCTTGTTTGCATAGTCAAGCTGCTTGCGCTTCTGGTCAATGACTGCCTTCTCGCGGGCGATCTGCTGCTGGACATCTCCGAGGATGTCTGCAAGCAAGTCGCGCTGACGCTCAAGAGGCTTGATCTTCTCATCCTGAATCTTCTTGATCTTCTGCTCAATGTCGTAAATCTGGTTGTCAAGGTCACGCAACGCTGGTGCGTACTTGTCAATCTGATCCTGCCAGAACTGAACCCTTGTATCGCGCTCGAACGTAAGCTGACGAATGCGCTCAGAGTTGTTTGCAATGCTGTTTGCAATTCCCTGTAGCTCAAGCTTGTAGTTGTCTTCAATGAGAGTGCGCTGTTGTGTCAAAGCTGCTAGCTGGCGATTAAGAGCGTCAACGCCCCTATCCATAGCGTCCTTGCGCTTTGAAAGCAAATCGTTCTGTGCGTTAAGGGCATCTGACTGTGCCTGTAGCTCGTCGCGCTGTCCCGTCATACCTGCGGTCTGTAGTTGACTTGCACCGCCTGCTGCACTGGACTGGGACTCAAGCATTGCTGCTGCGGCTGCGCCAGCATCACCGGAAGACAACGCAGAAGCTAGACCAAGCTGGGACTGCTTCTGTGCGGCAAGAATGTCATTGAGTGTCTTGACATCTTCAAGAGCAGAAATCTGGTCGTCAATTGCCTGAACCTGCTTGTCGATAAGCTCAGCATTAAGAGAGTTCTTCTCCATCTGGTCATCGAGAAGCTTGCCCTGTACTTCTGCTGCATACTGGGCTACATCAATCTGGTTCTGTAGAGCAGAAGTCTGTAGGTCAATTCCCTGTAGTTGCTTGTCTCTTGTTGCTTCAAGGGTTGCCTGCTGTCCTTCGAGCAACGTGTTGGCACGCTCAAGTGGCTTTGTCTGGGCAGCGTATCCCTCATTGATCTTATCAATTTCCTGCTGCCATTCGGTGATCTGACGATTAATCTTATCCTGCTTGTCGTGTAGAACGTCAAGCCTGTCATTAAGAGGGTCAACCTGATTGCGGTTGATATCCTCAATCGTCTCATCGATCTGCTGCATTGCGTATTCAACGTCGGCAGAATTCTTGACAGTTACCTTGAGTCCGTTGATTTCAACAGTCTTGCCACCCCAACGCTGATCCATGGCGTGCTGAATCTTGGAATCCTCGGTGCGGTCAATCTTTACCTCTTGGATATCCAGACGTGCGTTAGCCTTGGCAATAGCGTCAGACTTCTTGTCATACTTGGACTTAGGTGCTGATCCTCCACCACCGCCGCCGCCTCCACCGGAGCCTGCCTTCTTCTTGGCTGGCTTCTTTGTAAGGCTTGTGATCTGATTCTTCTTGGCTGCAATCTGTGCCTCAATGGTTCCAATGTTTGCGGTGCCATTAACGACAGGATTATTCTGTGCTGCTGCTGCAAGAACATTCAGTGCTGCTGTAGCAACGCCAGCGTTACCCGCTGCGCTCAATAGTGCATTGTTGATGTCAGTTGGGTCAGCGCCAGACATTACGGCATTAAGGGTAGCTGCCGCAACCGCTGCGTCATTAAGAACTGGAAGGTTGTACTGTAGTTGAACTCCCATTCCCTGAACTGCATTTGTGTATGCATCAGCCTGTGCCGCAGCATCCGTTGGGAATGCCTGCTGAACACTATTCTTGATTGCTAGGAATCCCTCTTGGAACTGCTGCTGATCAATAAGTCCAGCACCGAGGAACTTGTTGAGGTCTTCTGCGGACTGCTGAACAATAGAGCCTGAGCCAGCCTTGGTTTGAGCTTCCTCAGACCTGATAGCCTCAATGTTCTTCTTGTACTTTGCGATACTCTCAAGGGTCTTCTGATCGTATCCACCCTTGATCTTGATGCCATTCTTCTTGGCTTCCTCAATAAGCTTTTCCTGATCGGCAACCTTCTTGGCTGCCGTTGCTGCTGCCTCAAATCCCGGTGCCATGTTCTTCTGGATCAATTGAGCGACAGACCTGATCTTGCCCTTTGGATCAAGGGCGGTGCCTAGATCGTCACCAATCTTCTTGAAGATGTTCTGACGGTTTACTTCGTTAGCCATCTGCTCAACAATGGACTTAGCTACATCACCGGGAGCACCGGAAGCAAGAAGTGAGGTAAATGTCTGGCGAAGAACCTGCTCTGCCTGTGCGGCAGTTCCTGACTTGACAACATCAAGCTTTGCACGGAACTTGTCTCCATTTTCTCCCTCAGCCTTTGCCTGATCCCTTACCCAAGACTGGGCAGTAACAGCGCGTGCCTGAGCACCCTTGTCAGTATCCTGAGTACGGGTGTTGATGGAAGAAACATTCTCGTTATATCCAAATGATGTTGCTGCACTTTGAAGAGTCTCTGTTGTTGTCTTGACGGCCTCACCGAATGCATGAAGCTTCTTCTCTTCTTCCTTGTAGTGGTTGTAGACCAACCATGCAATACCGCCCAAGGCCACAAGTGCTGCTACAGCAATACCGGCAGGGGAAGCAAGTGCTCCCAACGCTGTACCGGCCAGTGGCGCTGCACTTGCGATTGGTGCGAAGATTCCACCAAGCTTAGCTGCACCAGAAACTGCTGCCATTCCCTGTAGCATTCCAGTGAATGCCTGAACGCCCATGGATGCGAACATAAGCTTCTGAGAGAACTCTGCAAGCTGTCCCGGTAGGAACATTGATCCAGCCATGAACGCCATATCAAGTCCACCAAGAGCGCCCTGTAGCTTTCCTCCACCAATCTTCTTCCTAGCAAGAGGAGTACCAGAAGATGCTGACGTGAGTGCGGCGGCATTGATTTCAATTCCTGCTGCCTTGATTGCCCTAGCAACACTGTCACCAGCATTGACTGTTGACTTGGTTAGAGTCTTGGATGTAAGAGCGATGCTTGTTCCGAATTCACCAAGTCCAAGCTTGAGGTCAGCCTTGCCCTTGCGCAATGCATCGACCGCCAAGATTGCACCCTGCTGGACACTATCTCCAATGAGAGTGATTTCCTTGGCTGGGGAGTGAATGCCTAGAGCCTTCTCTGCACCGCCCAAAGAAATGTTTGCACCCTGTAGGGATGTGACGAGACCCTGAGAGAACTTGGTTGCCCAACGCTTGATGCGGGAAGACATATTGGCAGCTTCCTTGTCTGCTGCCGCGAATTCTGCACCTGACATTGCACGGAACTTTGTTCCCTCACGAACCGTACCCATTGTCTTTGAGAAATACCCTGTACTCTTTGCAATCCTTGCAGGACCATTGTTGTCCAAGCTGAACTGCGCTGCCGTCTGTGCTGCGCGAGCCTTCCATGCTGATGTTGCACTAGTTCCCAGAGGAGTCCTACCTTGGAAGTTCTGTTCCTTGGCAAACTTGAGGTCTGTTGTCGCAATAGCCCTGACGGCTGCGACTGCTCCCATTGTCTGGGGGTGCATATCCTGAGCAAGCAAAGCTAGCTCGTACTTGGCCTGCTCTGCTGAAAGCTTGAATGCGTTGAGGCTTCCATCTGCATTCTTTCCGCTTGTGGCAATCTGCATGAAGGTCTTGGCTGCCTTCTCCTCTTCCAAGGTGAAGTTCTTTCCACCCTTGTCCATTTCAACAAGAGTATTGACCATCTTCTTCATACCCGCCTGAGTAGCCTCGGTGTATGTGTTGATGTATCCTGAGTCAACGCCTACGCGCTTTGGAAGCCAGTTCTTGCCCTCTGCCTCTCCACCCTTGGTAAGGTGGGAGATGTGGGTACCGTAGTTTGCAGCATTGAGGGCACCGGAAGGAAGGGTCTGTCCATTCTTCTGTGCCCACAACTTAAGGTCATCCTGAGTGGTCTTTAGCTGGTTGTTGAAGAATGTCTTTGTTCCGGTGTCAGCGTCTAGACCTTCCTTCTTTGCCTTGGCAAAATCGTTAGGTGCTCCCCATCCACTCTTAGAAGTATTCCTTGCTCCAATGTCGCTGAGAACAGGATTGCCTACCAAAGTCAACTTGTCAGCAATATTGTTTACGCTGACAGCGCTTCCTTCAAGCTTCTGGAACATGCGAATAAGCATCTGTGCATACTGGCTACCCTCGGCAACAACATCGTTGACCATAGCCTGCATCTTCTCAGGTGCGCCCTTACCCCATGGCTTGTACTCTACATTGGTTCCACCTACATTGACAGAGTGCATTCCTTCTGTCTTACCACCGGCATAACCCGGTAGCTTGCCCTGATTCATGAGAGCAAGGAGTGGAGCAAAACGCTTGGAGTCCTCAGCATTGATGACAGCTTCTCCCGGTGCCAGCATTGCTAGCTCGGTGTCCTTCTTTCCACTGCCCATACCGGGAACGATCTGGATGCGTCCCTTGGCAAAACCGGGAATCTTGGTGGTGCGGAAACCTGCTGGGTTCGAACGTAGAGCGGCTGATGCTGCAATAGACATTCTTTCATAGGCCGCTACCAAACGTGCTACGGCAGATGCCTGTACGTTGAGCGATCCTGTGAGCGTTGTGACACGCCCCTCAAGGCTAGCCGTAGCTGCCTCGGTGTCAAGCTCTGCTGTTGCGAGATAGTTTGCAGACGCCCCAGCGTTCTTGAATCCGTTCACGATGAACATGATTGGGTTCTTCAAGAACTTGATGATCATACCGCCCATGTTGGCGAATAGACCTACAAGCATCGTAACTGTTGGCAGAACGATTCCACCAATAGCTGTACCGATTACGAGGAACTGCCTGAACTGAGGATTAAGACCATTGAATGCCTTGAGGATTCCTTCAACGGCATCCATGACTGGGAGGATGGCTGTAAGGAACTGCTCACCAATAGGCGCAACCTCAGCCTTGAGTCGTTCTAGGCTTCCTGCGAACTTGATCGAAACTGCCTGCTCGATCTTTGAAAGTTCCTTGTCGGAGATTGAGGCCAAAGTAGACATGGATGATCCCATAAGGTCGAGTACGCGAGAAGCCTGTCCACCTTCCTTATTGATGTTGGCGAACATTGCAGTCATACGTGCTACTTGGTACTTACCGAATACCTTGCCCATAAGCTGCTGACGCTTAAGACCATCATCAATGGAAGCAAATGCTGCTCCGATTTCCTTGATCATTCCCGGTAGGTTACCAGCGTTACGTGAAACAATTCCCTCTAGGTCGATTCCTAGTTCCTTGGACTTGTCGATAGCTGCCTGTGTTGGGTTGATCAAAGACATCAAACCAGACTTAAGAGCGTTGGAACCCTGAGCGGCGTTAACTCCACCTTCACGCATAGCGGTAAGCATGTAGGTCAAGTCCTGTACGTTACCACCAAGAGCCTTGATAACAGGAGCTACCTTCGGGATAGCCTGTGTAACGTCATCGATGGACAGAACGGTCTGGTTTTCAACAGCGTTCAGGAAGTCAATGTTTGTGCCTAGGTCTGCTGACGAGATACCGAAGGCAGTCTGCAAGCTGATGGTCGTGTCAAGAGCCTGCTGGTATTCAATCTGACCAAGTGTGGATAGTCGTGTTGCTTCCTTGGTCTGTGCAATAAGGTCTGGACCCTGAGAACCCAAGGCAGCGGCCTTAGCTGCAAGTCCGATTGTGTCCTTGACAGCGATTCCGTACTTGGTGTATTCAGACGCAAGAGCCTTTACCTCATTAAGAGCCTTCTCTGTTTCTGGGGCAGAAGTGAATGCGTCACCATAAACACGACGGAAGGAAACGGAAGCCATTTCGATATCACGGAATACCTTGATAGCCATAGCTCCGAAGATTGCAAGAGGCATGGAGAAACCGACCATAAGCTGGCGTCCTGCCCACTGTGTATTCTTACCCCAGTTGACGAGGCTTGTGGAGCCATCAGTCATGAGCTTGTTGAAAATCTGCATACGCTGCGTACCAATTGCTGCGTCAGCGTTAAACAAATTGAGTGGACGCACAGCAAGAGCCTTGGTCATGCCGTTATGGGCTGTTCCAAGGCTTACGTACTGTGTTTGAAGCTTCTTGACTCTGTCTGTAGCCAAGTTCATGATTTCGGCTTGCTGCCTGCCGAATGCATTCTTGAACTTGCCACTGGCTGCTACGCCGTATCGAAAGTAATCTCCCAGCTTGAGCTTGCCTGTGTCGATTGACTTACCGAGACGATGGACGGAGGATTCAACCTCTGTGAGTCCGGTGGTGAATTGCCTCGTTCCTTCTACCTGCTGGGAGAAGGTCTTGATGAGGTCTTGCTGCTTTGATACCGCAGCGGTGTTGGAAGAAATAACTGACTGGTTGAATTGCGAGATACCAGCTTGTAGCATTCGAAGTTGGTCAAGTGCCGCCTTCGAATCAATACTAATACCAATGCCAGCGGTTACGTCAGTTGTCATATTTCTCCTAGCCCCAATTATAGCAGATGTACTTATTCCACTATCTCGTAATCAAGGCCATTTCCAATACCAATTCCAGCGGACATTGCTTCTGCCCCACGAAGGGTGGCGATGTCATTTGTCGATGTGCCGACTTCCTTTGCGGCCATCTTGTTTGCAAAGTCTTGGAGTGTCTTTGGCTCTTGGTCTTCGGGCTTACCGCCTTGGCTATCAAGATCGACTCCCTGCAATGCTGCATGGAATTTCTGCTGTTGATAGTCTGCGTCTCGTTTGGCGGCGAGAGTTGCGTTGAGTTCTGCCATTGAAAGACTGTGTTCGAGTTCCTCGTAGTCCTTCCACATACCCAACAGAAAGACTTCGCCTTCTAGCTTAGCAAGGTCGAAGTCTTCCCATGTTGTCCCGCCGCTTAGACGTTTCCCTGAATACGCATATCAATACCGGAAGCTACACGGATGATGTCGTAATAGTTGTTGATGTCTAGGTTATCTTCGATCCACTCCTTGGTCAAGTCTTCCTTGACCCACTGGCTTAGGCAGATGACTACACAGTCACCTAGGATGTTGAACGACTTGTCGTTGTCGCTACCGGCCTTCTCTAGCTTTGCGAACTCAGCCATGAACTTGCGGAGGTTGGCAATCTTTAGGGGCTTCATCGAGATGACCATATTGTCTTCGAGCGTGAGGTTTTCAGTCTCATATACACTGCTTGGCATGTGTATCCTTTCGTAGTAGTTGAATAACGAAAGTATATCATAGGGACGACAAAGGCACCCCCGTAGGGGTGCCTATGCCATTCAGCTACTACTTGGAGCTATTAGACTCCGACAGCGCGGTCAATGATCTTACCGTAGGTACCAGAGTTATCTGGAAGCATACGGAAGGAGATTTCGAACTGAGAAGCTTCGTCGCGCTTCGCGCTGATCGTTACACTGTCCATGGACAATGCACGGTAAGCTGCATAGATACGCTCTGTTGGAACGGTCTGAGGACCGGGACCAATTGCTACCAAGCCACGCTCGATAGGAGCGTCACCCAATTCACCAGACTTTAGCGTCAATTCTCCACCTGCGAGGTCCGTGTCCTTAGCTGCAATAGCAAGAACAAGGTTCTCAAGTGTAGCCTCTGCCAGTGTGGTCTTCATTGTAACCTGCATACCCTGCTTGAAGAGCTTAGCAACGTCTAGCTGCTGGTCAACCTTAACTTCACCGAAGTCAGGCTGGTACTGTAGCTCAAGTCCGTTGGTCGTGTAACCGACGTTACGGAAGTCTGCGTCAGCGGCAATTGTAGTAATTGCCTTTGTTGCTGGTACCCAAGTAGGTAGGTCAGCGGCTGCCATTTCGCCGTCTTCGAAAACGAAGAGTGCTGCGGCACCAACGATGATCTGCTTAGAGTCACCACGAGTATAAGCCATGTTTCACCTCTTTCTTTTTGGAGTTATGGACGTTTCCTCGAACTAATTGTACCATTGATTTTACTCAAATGGAGGAAGGTCCGCGTTAAGCCAATGGTATTTTACAACTACCATGAAGTTAGATACTACGAATGGCGCAGAGGCACTCTCCCTTGGCTTGCCGGGTTCGTTCTGATAAACGTCAAACGAATGAAAGTACACGGGACAAGAGTCTTCACCTAGCGATAGGTTGAAGTCATTGATGTCCTTTGCCGTGTCATCCTCACGGTCGAGAATCTTCTGTAGTGCCATTGACAACGGGATCGTCTGATCCGAGTCTGTTCGCATGGAATACACGAACGTGGCCTTCTTGATCTGATAGAAGGAATTCTCTACCCTCAGCGCCTGATTGTAAATGAAATAAGGCTTGCCCTCCCATTGTGCAATTCCAGAAGTGGAATCATTCGTTGGGAAGAAGGGAGTAATTGTGGGCCACATATCAGCAAGCTTGGGAGACATTACCTTTAGCTCTTCCCAAATGTATTTATTCACAACCCAGATTGGTTGTGGTTCGTCAAACAAGTCCATCAATGCCTCCTGCATTTAGGTATCTACGTGCTGCCTGTGCTCCTGCTCTACCGCCGACTCTAGAGCCTGCTGCAAAGAATTGCTTGTATTCTGTGGCCCTTGACATCTTCTTGAATAGAGGGTTCAGGATTTGCTTTGTTACATATGACGTGAAGAAAGAATCGACTGCGTTCTCGAATGATCCTGCAACATACTCACCACCGGGATGTTCCACGGTGACTTCTGTTGAAGTGAATACCGTCTCTCCGTCAACCTCGAACGCGAGTACTTCCGCATCCTTGGGCTTGATGACAACAGTGATTCCACTTTCCATGATCCTAGCCTTGTCATAGAAGGGGACTGTGCCTGTTGGGGATACGGACTGTGATTCTAGGAAGGTGCCAGCAATCGTGATGTGCTCTGCTGTAGCCACCATGTTGAAATCGAAGAGCCTGCCAGCCTCTGTGCCGACCTGTCCCCACTCGTAGACGTGATGCAAGCTCTCAGGTGAAACTCTCGCAAGTCCGTCGATGTACTCACCGAGAAGCTTGACTACATAGTTTCCGATGTCTGTATTGAACTGCCTGCGCAAGCGCTGGGTCTCAATCAAGAATCCCTCTGAGTATTCAATGATCTTGTTAAGCTTTAGGACAAGTTCAGTGACATCTACTGTCGCCCTCACAAGGCTCCCTTTTGGTCGTCACTGCGAACAAGCTGAGTCTTGAAATGCTCTACTACTCCCCATGGGTTGATAAAGGGACTAAGGCTGCGGACCTCATAAACCGTAGGCACCATTCCTCCATCGATGTTCTCG